GATCCCGCTGGCGCTTTTTGAACTGCTTGAAAGCGTCTGGACCAAGCTCTTTGAGAATGCGACTCATTGCAACAAGATCAGGTAGCTCTACGACAGCCTTGGCGTCAGATAGACCTAAATCCTGCGCAGCTCTAAAGCTTCCAATGTTGCCGCCTCCGGCTTGCTGAATGTATCCCTGCACGTCACGAAAGCCCTGCGCGCCACCCAGAACGTAAGAACGACCTAGGAATCCTAGAGCTGCTTGTAGTGCCAACTGAACCGCCTTACCTGTAAGTAAATTCTACCGCAATGAGAAAAACCGCCCCCGAAGGGGCGGCTCTCATTTGCTAACGTTCTTAGCTACTATCCAGCGATACATTGTCCACAGCATCCGATCGTCAAGAGCCATAAGCTCTCTAGGAGAGATGCCTGTCTCTACAGACAGAGCGGCGACGAACCAGTGTGCGGAATCGTCACCTAGACCCTTTATTTTGGGTCGGACTCTGCCTCTCCGACCTGCTCAACCGTCTCTAGCCACTCTGTGTAACCGAGCTTGGTTGCTTTGGTGCGGTGTTCGCTGTGCCACGCCAAGAACAACAAGTGTCCGAGGCGCTGGCTACTAGCGAGTGATCCAACTGAAACGTTGAATTGGTCCTCGAAGGCTACAAGGTCAGGGGTGCTGGCCGTGATTTCCTTCTTGGTACCGTCTGCGAATGTAATTACTAGGTTGAATCGCATTTATTTTCCTTTTTTTTAGGTTGTTGCGTAGCTTACAGCACCGCTTGTTGGGAACGATACCGAGAACGTGCTGAGGTCGCCTACAGCACCCGCTACTGGGGTAAAGCTGTTGATGAGTACCTCTGCGGTGTACTGCGGGGTCGTTGCCGAAGCAGCGGTTCCGTTGCCAGCGACGAGGGTTACAGTTCCGATGGTGCCAACTAGGTCCTGGAACAGCTCTGAGACTGCACCTGAACCGAAGTCAGAGTGGAAGTCCAGGGATACGGTGCCTGACTTTAGGCCTCCGATAACCTCAGTCCAACCAGCAGAACCGAAGTCTGTGGTGTCCACCTCGGCAGCGTTAATCACCAGCTCTGCGCGGGCGCAGTTGCCGGAGATGTCCGAACCGTTTAGGGTCACGGCGTTTGTGGTTACGACGAATTTCGCCATATTGGTTTCTCCTTATGCGTAGACGGTGACTGTGAATTCAGCCGCCAGATAGGTTTGATCTTGTATTGTGATTGAACCAATCGAGCTAGAGCGTTCAACGCGCAGGTCATACACTTCACCCGAAAGGGTCTTATCCGATTCTACCGCAACTTTCACGCTCTGCGCGCCTGTGACGTCGCTGTAGGCATCGAGCTTCCTTTGCATCGTTCTTTCGGCAGCACGGCCGACAATGAGCGTTACTTGGAAGTTGTAAACGGTCAATCCGTTATTGAATGCGTTGTCGTAATCAACAGACTCTAGATTGACAATAGCGATAGGAGGAGAGGGGTTGTCGGGGATCTCCGCTGATGCCCGCAACCCACTAATTGTGTTTAGGTTCGTGACTATGCCGTTACGAATGTTTGTAATCGAAGCCATTACGCCATCCTGATTTTACGATACGGTCCTAATAGTGCTTCTACGTCTGGGTCTATGCGTGTAACTCTGATCATTCCAAGGTCGCCGTAGCCTGCAACACCTAGCGGGCTGTCGTAGCGCTTGTACTGACGTATAGCCAGCAGGTTGCAAGCTTGGCGCACGTCTGTAGGTACAGCGGTGCCGTAACCGAATACCCCAACCACCTGAACGCTTGCTTCACCTGTGGAGCTTGGGAAGTTAGCAGTCGGGAACAAATAGTCACCTACAGCGCGAATGTGTGTAAATGGTGTGTAAGCCCCGCCTGCACGTCCGTTGAGCGGCTCTAGCTGGTAGTCAGTCTCGCTCCAGGTAATGTCGTACACACTGTCTATGTCAGAACTTGTCTTTAGCGTAGTAAGGCTGACTAGATCGTCAATCTCAGTCACATAGGAGTCGTTAGGCACGAACACGCGGGTTGCAGTGCCGGAGGTGAAGACTCGCTCGCAGTGCGTGTCAATCTGACGAGATGCAGACTCAACACAAGTCTCTAGTAGAGAATCGTCTACTGAGTCTGTGATACGAAGAATGTCTTTGACCTCTTGTAGGGTCGTGTAGCCGTCGGTGATCGCCATACAACTATTCTACTTTCAAACGCCCCTTGATTTGGGTAGTACTTATGCCACTTGTGTAAGGAATGTAAAGCAATGCTATCCCGCGCTCGTCAAGCCAATCTTGACTGAACATCATCTGTTTGTAGTAATCCTTGCGCGCCCAGTCTGATCCTATGGCAACAATATCGGGGGAAACACTGTCAATAGATATGCGAGAGTCAGCGCCGCCAGCATTCGGTACCACATCACAGACAGACCTCAATCCCATCAGAACGGCTTCGCGCTCTGCATAAGTCATTACTGGGGGCTTGCCTTTGTAAGCCTCAATAAACTCGTCTGTGTTCAAGGCTACTACTACGCTACCCAACTCAGCGCAGCGGTTCAGGAAATTGACGTGGCCTGAGTGCAGCAGATCAAAAGTCCCGCCCGTATAGATCATTAGTCCCACGCGTTGTCCCTTCTTACTTTCAACTGCCAACCCATCTCTTTCAGGTTGTTGCTTGCCACTTTGTTGGTAAACATAGACCTGTTGCGACTGAAGGTCATAGCGTTGCGCTCGTTGTATCCGCTCTTTAGCGTAGACGAGTTATCGTGATGCACTTTGGCAGGGATGTGATTGAACTCCACGCCCAGCATATTCATACGCCACTCATACTCGTCGTCGTCGTAGTAGATCGGGTGAAACACCTCGTCCCATAGACCCGCGGTCAGGATTGCACCCTCCCCCGGCACCACGCACGACCACTTAGGGTTTACGTCTACGAAGTTGAACTTCTGTGGGTCTACGTTGTTGGCTATTGTCTCTAGCGCCCCAGGCTCAAACCAAGAGTCGTCATTTGGGATTACCCAGTACGGAGCAAACGGCGTGGTCTTAATAATCAGGTTCCAAGCCCCGTTGGCACCTAGGCCGTGTGGCAACCGGATAGTCCACAGCTCTTTTACGTAATCGTTAGGCTCAGGTATCCAAGCCTTCTTGCCTGAGTTATCTACTATGACAAGCTTCTCTACGGGATAGTCAATAGAGTCCAGCAGTCGCTGAGCTAGATCAAACCTGCTCAGTGTTGCAAACCCTAGGACTGGTATCACGCAAACAAACCTTTTAGGAACGGCATCCAACGCCACTGCCAGACGTGATCAAAGTCAAACTGAGCAGCAAAGTCAAAGGCTATGTCGCTGTGACCTCGTTCACCGTTGTACGCTTCCTCTAGGGCCGAGGTAATGCGATTGACCGAAGGTATTGAGAAGAATGCCCGCTGTGCCTCATCCCAGAAGGGCTGACCGTCAATCTTCCAGCTATCCTCTGAGGCTAGGTCCTTAGATGCAGCAAAGTTGCTTGTAATAACCCTTGTCCCACAAGCCTGAGCTTCGATTGTAGGGATGCCAAAGCCCTCGCCGTATGAAGTGCTTAGAAGGACGTCAAAAGCCGTGTAGAAGGCCGCTAGGTGGCGTTCTGGGTAGCCCTCACGCAGAGCCAAGGGATCGGGCAACAAAACGGCACTCTTATCTAGGCCTACTGCCCTCAGCAGAGCTGCCAGCTCAAAGCCTCCATAAACTCTGGTTGCCTCGGAGTGGATGTACAACTGGGAATTAGGATATTTAGCGTGGAAGGTCGCGAATGCAAGCAGATTTTCTGCAAAGGCCTTCCGGTGGATACTCCCGTTAGCTTTATTCGCAGCAACTATACCGACAAGAAATGTATCCTCAGAAACGCCCATAAACTCCCGCGTTGCTACCCCGTCTACGTCTGGCGTGGGCTTATACACCGATCTGTCAATCCCGTGCGGGATATAGGTCGAAGGGATACCGACTGACTCTAGCTGTTCCTGTCCGTGCGGTGACATAGTAATTGGCGTCACGTTCTCTTTAGTCAGAAACTCAAGCACGTTAGGCGGGGGAGTGATGTGATCCAATGGCACCCAAGAGACTATTTGCTCCTCAAACTGCATCTTGTTGTACACCCATACGTCATACAGCGTAAATAGCACTGTCTTTAGGTCAGGGTGCTGGCCAGCGAAGTCTTTGTACCAGAATGGTATGACATCTTCCGAGTAATTAGATAGCCCGCGAGGGTAGTGCTGTATTTGTTTTCCTGCAATGTTGAGGGTACTTTTCTTGCCCTCAAGGCCGTAATTAGAAAAAGAGGCAAACTCTAGGCCTGACTGAATTGCTCTCTCGGCAAGCATCTTTGCTTGTTGTCCATAGCCAGTCGGCATTCCGGGTGTGTTAGAGGCTAAGGCGATTGCGCCTTTGAGATTAGGTTTAGGCATACAAATACCTTAGCAAAGCGAAACCCCCGCAGCAACCTAGAACTGCGGGGGCCTCGGTCTAAATCAAGGACTAGCTTGCGCCACCCTTGAAGTACTTGATGTGGCTTGCGTGAGTCAAGTCACCATCAACGCGCATCAGTACACGGAATACCGTGCTGTCGGTGTTGAATGCGTAGTCGGTCGAAGTTGCAACCTGTACGCCACCTGCAACGCGAACCTGGTAGGAAGGCAGGTGTCCAAAGAGGACGCTCTTGTTTCCAAGGCCAGTTGCGGCCATTCCTGGGTTCTCGATAACGCTGTAGCCAGCAAAGCTGTCTGGCTGTCCAACGTTTACCTGGTAGAGGTACTGACCAGCGTCGTCCTTGAGCTTACGCATTGCACCGATGGTTGCACCAGCAGCCATATATGCAACACCTGGGAGACGACGAGCGGCTCCGTCAAGGGTGTACTGAAGGTCAATCAGGTTGTCAGCGGTGAATCCACCAGTGACACCAGTTCCACCTGTAACTCCCGAACCAGCAGCGGTTACGACACCGTTAGGCTTGCTGCTTCCGTCACCAGTGGTTAGAGCTGCGTTTACAGCGAAGCCGAGGCCGTTACCAGCCTGGTTTGCGAGGTGTGACGAGATGTCGAACCCTGCATCTGCAATTAGCTCGTTGGATACCGGAATGAGCAGACCGTACTTGTAAGCACCAAGAGTGATGCTTGAGTAGGTTGGCTCGCTCTCGTCAATAGCAGAACCAGCAGCCTTTAGGGTTGCGGCGCTGTATGCAGTGAGAGTTGGGATGGTGATGTCCTCACCAGAGGTGGTGTTGATTCTGTTACCAACATCGAGCATTGGACCGACAAGGCGGGCAACGTCGAATACCTGGTCAAAGAAGGTCTTTGGCACAGTGTCGGTGGATGGAACCATTGTGCGACGCTCAAAGGTGTGTGCGCCACGGGTAGCTGCGATCTCGCGCAGGATTTCTGAAGATGAACGCTCGCTGACTGGCTCTGCAATCTGGAAGCCCTTAGCAGCGGCCGAAGCCTCTACTGCGCGCTCCTCGTTGCGGGTTGCAACTGCAATAGCCTCGTCGGCACGACGGATGTCGTCCTCGATGCGGTCAATCTTCTGTAGTTCCTCAGCGGATAGGCCACGCTTCTCGGAGTCTGCTAGGTCAATGACCTCGCGGATCTGCTCAGTGAGATTAGCGCGGACTTCCTGCTGAGTCTTTACGAACTCAGAC